ATTCATCGAACTGTGGAACACAAGGGCGTCAAAGTGAACAAACTCTGGAAAGTCGTCCAAGACAAAACCGGAACCGTCATGCACGTCCTACCCGTGGACGATACCAAACTGCACGAAATGAGTTCGACGTGTCTGTGCATGCCGGCAGTGCGGAGCGTTCATGGCTTCGGGTACACGGTCGTTCACAACGCTTGGGACGGGCGGGAAGTGTCGGAGAAGTACCATGCCTGATGCGGACTGGTACGAATTGCATCTCGGCAACTGCCTGGACGTCATGCCGACGCTCCCGGCTGGCTCGGTTGACATGGTGCTTGCGGATCCGCCATATGGAACGACAGCGTGCAAGTGGGACAGTGTATTGCCGTTTGAACCAATGTGGGCCGGAATCAAACACGCGGCGAAGAAGAACGCCGCGATTGTTATGACGGCATCGCAACCGTTCACCTCCGCACTAGGGTTTTCCAATATCAGCAATCTTCGTTACGCATGGGTATGGAATAAGTCGGCGGCAACTGGTCACCTAAACGCCAAGCGCATGCCGATGTCAGACTGCGAGGACGTGCTGGTTTTTTATGAGTCGCAGCCAACATATAACCCGCAGGGTCTTGTTAAATGCAACAAGACAACTAGGCGCGGAGGCAATGGCGGGTGCTATGGCAAGTCTGGCGCTGAGAACTTTCAAGAGTTCACAAACTATCCACGCCGACTTGTGCGTTTTGATTCGCAGGGAAGGACAGTACACCCCACTCAAAAGCCTGTCGCCCTGATGGAATACCTCATCAAGACCTATACCAACCCTGGCGACACAGTGCTGGACTTTACGATGGGCAGCGGAACGACCGGAGTTGCATGCATGAACACCGGGCGGAACTTCATTGGGATCGAATTGGACCCAGGCTATTTTGAGATTGCCAAACGGCGAATAGGGGTGGCGCACCTGTGACGGTCCCTTGCCCAACGGCCAAACCAAATAGAGTCACCGCACTCATTACGGAGGCATTGCGCCCATGGAAATCGATCCAGGCAAAAAGATCAAACTTTCCGAAGAGTACCTCGTCGGCGTTCGTGAACGCGCATTCTGGCAGGCGGCCTACGACTCGAAGCATACGTTTGCACGCGGGCTCGATGCGGACAATCACCCCATCCTGCCGAAGTACGAAAAAGAGCGGGAACCAGATTACATTTTCCGCACGAGAACCTCTATCAGCCGTCCGTTCACCCGGTCGGTGATTGGTGCGTATTACAACCGGGTGGCCAGGGCGCCAATCGTTCGCCAAGTGGGCAGTGCGGACTACGAAGCGTTTGTGTCCGACTGTGATGGCCTGGGCACCACGTTGACAACTTTCATGCATAAAGCGTTGAAGAAGTCTCAGATTCGCGGAAAAGAGTTTATCCTTTGCGACTCCACCGTTGACCCTCGGGTGCAGGTCGTAACCGTTGCGGATCAGCAAGCCATAGGCGCAAGATTGGTTTTGGTCGCCATCGATGCGGATTGCGTGCTGGAGTACAACCTTTACCGTGGCGTCGTGCAAAATGCTGTGATTCTGATGGAAGACATCAAGGGCGTGAAGTTTCTGTTTGTTGTCACGCCCACCTACACCCAGCGTGTCGAAGTCGATCAGGAAGAATTCAAAAAATCTTCCCCAGAGTTTTTGGTAACCAGCATAGGTCCGATTGTCCTCCACAAGTATGGCGCATGCCCGCTCATCAAATTGGAACCGCTTGAAGGATATTCCCAATCCGGTTCCGTGGCGGAAAGCCAGAAGCGTATTTGCGGTCTGGAATCGATGGAATACTTGGAGTACGCTCACGCGACGTTCACGACCTGGGCATTCTTGGGTGTTGACCCTGAACAGTTGAAGCAGATTCAGGAAGTCGGCGCGGGCATCGCTATCGCAATCCCGCCTAGTGCGGGGACCAATGACATTCCCGAGATGGCGAAACTCGGAGCTGATCCGGCCCAGTCGGCCAGCCTCCGTTCGGCCTACGACAAAGAAGTCAAAGAACTTTACCGCGCTGCCGGCCTGAGTCCGGGGAATCCCACCGACGCGGGCACCCCAGAGTCAGGCATTGCGAAGGCGTTCCGTGTCGATGAAGTCGATGCCATCTTGGCGACCATTTCTTCGTGCGGAGGCGATGCGGAAAACCGCGCCACCAAACTGCTTGCCAACGCAAAAGCCTTTTCATTTCCAGGAAAAGCGCGTTGGCCAGAAACCTTCGATTCTCCTTCACTCATCCAAGAACTCGAAGCAGTCTTGCGCGTCTGGGAAAGCAATCTGCCCGACACCCTGCGGAGAGACGCTGCCAGGCGGTACATGTCGGCTCGGCGGCCCCTCCTGTCACCTGAAGAAACGGCGAAGATGGAGAAGGAACTCCAGACTGTTCCCGTCAATCGGCTGCCCGCAGATGACGACATGGACGGCCAGGACGATCCTAAAGATCCCGAAGACGGAGACGACCCTGACGACAAATCGGATGAACCTGCGCCGGCCACTGCGGCAAAAGGTAAAAAGCGGAAAACCGCGCCCAAGACAGGCCGCATAGGTATCCGATCGTTCTCGGACGGCAGCCAGCATCAAACTTGAAAATAAGTTTTCGACTCCCCACCAACCCTTGAAAGGAAGGATTTTATGAAGACCGTTGACATCGACGGCGTCACTATCGAAGTTGCGGACGATGCCGTAGCGGAGAAGTTGATCGCCAAACGCCAAGAGGCCAAGGAGCAAATCCGAAACCAAGCGGCAGAACTCGCAACCATCCGTGAAAAATTGGCGGCCATCGACAAAGAGAAGGCCGATCAACTCGAAGCGGAAAAGGTCAAGTCGCTCACGGAAAAGAAGAAGTTCGACGAGGCCCTTGCCACAGTCAAGTCTTCGACCGAAACCAAATTGAAGACCTTGGCCGAATCTTTTCTCCACGCGGAACTCAAGTCCAAAGTTGCGTCGAATCCTGAGATCGTACCCAGTGCGGTCGAGGACGTTGTCTCGCTCATCCGAGGGGCTTGCACGTTTGATTTAGACGCTAAGGTTGTGCGTGTGATGGATGGGTCTTCGCCGAAAATTGGCGATGACGGTCAACCTGTGAACGTGGACACGTTCATTGCAAACACGTTGGCTGCCCGTCCCCACTTCCGAAAAGCGACTGCAACCACTGGATCTGGTGGCGCGTCAGGAGCAGGCGGAACGCAGGTTGGACAGACACCTTCTCAGGAAGCGTTCCTGGCGATGTCTCCGACTCAACGCGCCGCCTCTCTCAAGAAAACCTAAGAGTATTAGGGGTTCATGGGATGGTGGCTAACCACCTTCCTCTTGGAGTCCCATCCCATGGCCAATACTCTCACTTCCCTCGCCCAAACCCTTTACCGCGCCTATCTCGAAGTTCCGATGGAAGCCACTGGCTTCTTGGATTCCTTGGGCGCTAACTGGAATGCTGAAGCCGTCGGCGTCGGCGCTTCCGTCCGCGTTCCCGTCATCACTCCCCGTGCCGTTGAGTCAGTTCCCACTGCGGGCATGACCTGGACAGCCGGCTCGGATTCCACCACTTCCACTCGCGAGTTCACTCTGTCTGGCGTCGCCCAGTACAGTTTCAACATGACCGCTGAGGAAGAGAAATACCTCTCCATTCCTGAAAACACCAACGCGATGGAAATGCTCCGCTTGAACATGGAGCAAGGCAAGCGCGTCATCCGCAACACCATCGAAGCCGCTGTTGGCGTCGCCCTCAACGCGGCAGCCAGTCGCGCAATCGGCACCGCTGCAACCGCGCCTTTCGCCAGTGACATCACTCTGCTGAACGAAGCCATTCGCCAACTCCAGGTGAACGGTGCGGGCGACTCCGCTCGCGTCGGCATCCTCGACTTCAATGCCGGGTACAATCTCCGCAGTATCGCTCAACTCCAGAAGATGAACGAATCGGGCGGCGACCTGGTCCGCAGCGGCACGATTGGCCGTTTGGCCGGTACGACCCTGTTGGAATCCGCCAACATCACCTCGCACACCAAAGGCGCCGCCACTGGCACCTTGGTCAACGCGGGATCCGGTTTGGCCATCGGCACAACCACTATCCCCTACGACACCATGACCGTGAACACCACCGGCATTAAAGCCGGCGACGTGATCACCTTCGCTGGCGACACGACCTACAAGTACGTTGTCAAGACTGGTGCGACCGCCACATCTGGTAACATCGTCATCCAGGAACCTGGTCTGCGCGTTGCCATCGCGGACGACAATGCTATCACCGTTACCGCTTCGCATGTCGCCAACATCGTTGCCACGCCCTGGTCCACCAAGATCATCGCTCGCCCCTTGGCTCAACCCCAGTCACCCGCTGTCGAGCAGATCGTGCTGTCCGATGAAAAGGGCTGGAGTTGCAACCTGATCCGCGTTGTTGGCGACCAGATGGCTAGTTGGTACATGCGCGTTGCCTACGGCGCGTTCGTGCCCAACCCATTCGGCGTCATCAAGATCATGGGTTGATCTTAAAGGTTCGGAGGTGGCGTTGGCCCTCGCGGGTCAGCGCCACCGACAACCCGATTCGTACCCTCGCCTTTTGTGGGCTTGTTGGTTGCGCCAGAGATCGAGCGGATGGTTTTCCTCCTTTCTCATTCGTCGCGGACTGGATCGGCTGATAAGCCCACTTTGGAGTGCGCATGATCCCAGGGGAAACTCTTTATCTCGCGGTCAGAGTCACGGACGCCAACGGCGCGGCAGTGACGGGTCTGACTGTGGGGTCGTTTTCAAACGTGACCACTCAGGGTCCGAACGTAGTCACCATGACCTTTTCGGCAGTTGTCGAAGTGGGATCCAATGGCGACTACATTCTGACCGCTACCGCCCCGGCAACACCCGGCCAACTTTGCATTCGGCTTTTCAGTTCAACGCGGACCATGACTCCTCCGATGTATGTCGGTGAAATTGAGTCGAACGATTTTGATACGATCGCCTCCGCAGTCATCAGACCTACGGTGTCAGTCATTGACCCTGCGTCGCAGTATGCGGTACAAAACTTGGTAATGACCGCGTATCGGTACACCCCCCTTTCCATTGTGTTTTCCTCGACCACAGACTTTAGCGCCTGGAACAACTTCAGATTCAACGTGTGGGACGCTCGGCGCACGGGCAGCATTTACACCTTGGCGGTATCCACTCCGTCTGCACCCGTCAATGGAGTTTCCACATTCTCCGTCGTCATCCCAGAAAACGCAGCATTCTTTTCTCGCATCGATGCCGTTGTAACCGCAGGGCAGTCGCAGTTGGCGTTGGTGTACGATCTGGTCGGTGACGAGGCGGCCACGTCTTCCAAGTCCCGCACGGTTGTCGCTGGCGCATTGAACCTCCAGGCGAACGTAGGTGCCGCATGAGCCTAATTCCTGTGTCTGCGGACAACGGCACGATCCCAGACGGAGCGGTCACAAACTCTAAACTCGCCGACATGGCTGAAGCGACGATCAAGGGTCGTGCGGCCAGCGCGGGTGCCGGCGACCCACAAGACCTATCGGCAGCGCAGGTCCGCACGACCCTGGGTCTGGTTATCGGCACCAACGTCCAGGCCCAGGATGCAGAACTTCAGGCAATCGCAGGTTTAACCAGCGCGGCAGACAAACTACCGTATTTCACAGGGGCAGGAACGGCATCGCTCACGGACATCACTGCCGCAGGCCGAGCAATTTTGGACGATACGAATGCCGCAGCGCAAAGGGCGACCTTGGATGTTCCTGGGCTCAACACCGCCAATACCTTCACCGGCATCCAAACCGTCCAGGCCGCAGCAACCCAAGACGCAATCAAAATCGCAGGACGCACAGGCGGAACGTCTTCATATGCTGTCACGATCACACCGTTGGCATTATCCGCAAATCGAAACCGCTCGGAACCCGACGAAGATGGAACGTATGCCCTTCGCGGTGCAAACACGTTCACATCAACTCAAACTGTATCGATTGACGGCGAAAAAGCACTCGACATTACGGGTGGTGCCACCGGCACGTTTGGACGTTTCGTCACGGCTAATCGTACGCTTGGCTCATCAAGTATTTCATCATTTTGTCAGTGCGCGTATTGGTGGATGACTACTCCAACCGTTTTCTCTTCGTCTAACGAAATGAATGTTTTTGAGATTGCACTCCGTGCTGGAACAGCCGGTGGTGGTGGATCGGCAGGAACCATTGCGATTGGATCGTGCATCAATGCTAGTATCCAGGTTGCAAACTCTGTAGCTGTAACCACAGGATATGTTTTCAGGGCTGTGTCAAATGCAGCGACAACGAAATGGGCGTTCTATGCAGACGTTGCTGCTGGCAAGTCATATTTTGGTGACGGGGTTATCGTCCCGCTAATAACTCCAGCGAGCGCAACTGCCGCAGGAGTCGCCGGTGAAATCTGCTGGGACGAAAACTACATCTATATCTGCACAGCAACAAACACCTGGAAGCGCGTTGCAATAGCAACGTGGTAAGGAACAACCATGCGCGGAAAATACGACCAAATCGAAGCCGATGGGCAGACCCGCACGCGTAGCCAAAAGCAAACGGCGGTCACCCCCTCCGGCGGCATTCCGTCTATCGAAATCTGCGAGCAAGAAATGGTAAAAATCGCCGGAAATGGCGAAGTGGTCTTGCGCGAAACCCCTGCATTTTCAGTGAACCTCACTCCGACAAGACTGGCAAAAACATTCCCACTGAGAAACCCTGTGGACGATTCTCTGCTCGGCCAGACGGTTGACGGAAACCAAGCAATGGCGTTTTACTACAGTTTTATCCGCGACTGCCAACTCGAACGTGACGCATTGGCGGAGCAACCAATCGTACTCGAAGGAGCCGAGTAGTGGATCCTCTTCTCGCAAAAACCATATTCGACGTTGGCTTCACCGTCGTGTGCGGTGCCGTCGTTATCTTCCTTTTGGTCCTGCTGTTCCGCAAGTTCCTGCTGAACGCGAACGCAGACCGCAAGGACTTATTCGACATGCTCCAACGGCAGATCGACAGCCAACAATGCCAGATCGTCGAACTCACTCGCGAAGTGCGAAAGCTGCGGGAAGATAAAGATAAGTGGTTCCATCGCACGCTGGAAGTCCAAGAACGTCTGTCGGACGTGTTGGTCAGCGTCGTCCAGATGGGAACCTGGTGTAAAAATGGCCGTCATGGTGATCCGCCAAAGGGTCCGACCGAATCCGATTTTTTCACACCTCCGATGGATTGCGACGTGTCAACCTGTAGCGCCCCTGCGGTAGAACGATTTCGAGACAAAGCGTGTGGTTTGTAAGGCTCCTTCGATGTTTGCACATTTTGCACCGCAGGCGCTTGCGGAAGATTTCGTTTTTCCACACCGATCCCAACAGCCAACGACTTCGTAAGAGGAGATAATATGCGAGCAACCTTCATCAGTCTTTTCCTTGGGTGGGCGATCGCCCTTGCGGTCCTGGCCGGGTGCTTCGGCTATCGCGTTCCTGTCCAGGTCGTCCAGGTTCCTTCAGATCAGCCCGTTGTCGTTGCTGCCGTCGGAACAGTGGAAATGGTGCCGGCCACCGCCACCCAGCCAGCGATTGCGATTATGAACCCCAGGGTGATGGATCCGGCTAAGGTTGGCCCATTGCCGGAGCCGCAGCCTGCGCCAGAGGGAGGCGGCTGGTTGCAGACCATTCTGATCGGCGCCGTTGCGATCCTATTTCCCGCAGCGGTCCCGTTCGTTCGCGGATTCCTCCAATACCGCGCAGCGTTTGCGAACGTGATCGGATCAGTCCAAGCGGTCAAGGACGCTTTACCTGCGCAATATCGTGATAGGGTAAATGCCACGTTGGCAAGTTCACAGTCAAAATCAACCAGTGACCTTGTCAACAAGGTCAAAGTCAAGGCCAAAAAGCCTACAGGAGTCCAGCCATGAATCCCATCTCATTCCTCGCCCGCGTGCTTATGGCCGTCTCCAAGGCCGCCAAAGGCATTCGCAGCGCATGCGCCGCCACTGCAACCGCAGCGGTCGCCTTGGTCGCCCGTGCGTGCTTGCACGAGACCTTCGTCGCCCCCTTCTTCAGATACGATGTCACTTGCGTTGGATCTGATGGTGCGGTCAAATGGACCGAAGGGTTCCGCAACGTCGTCACCACTGTCGGCAAGAATGACCTGCTCGATAAGTATTTCAAAGGCTCGGCTTACACTGCGGCATGGTATCTTGGCCTGAAGGGCACGGGGACTGCGGTCGTGGGCGACACGTTGGCAAGTCATTCAGGTTGGTCTGAAGTCAACCCATATTCCGGCAACCGTCCAGCCATTACGTTCGGCACGTCGTCTGCCGGCAGCAACACGGCCACCGCAGTCTCGTACTCGATCACGGGCTCCGCTACCGTCGCCGGCGCATTCGTTGCATCTGCAAATACCGGAACCAGCGGCACCCTCTATAGTGCTGGTGATTTCAGTGCGAGTCGATCGGTTCAGGACGGAGACACTTTGAACGTTACGTTGACGGTTTCCTTTACCTGATTCTGGTTCTGACTGGGATTGTCGGCATCGCAGGCCGTTACGGCTGGCAATACCTGGTCCACCACCGCCGCAACCAAAGTCGGTTCTGGCAACGCAACTTAAAGGAGACACATCATGTCACTGATCGACATCCGCAACCTCTCCTTAGGATCATGCGATCTAAAGGCCAATCAAACAAACACAGGAGTTATACCATGACCACCCCATACGCAGACCTTACTACAGAACAGAAAGAAATCGTATCTATATACGATAAGACTGCCCGCGAGTTTTATGAAGCGACGATGGAGGTACACCGAATCGCTCAGCGCCTAAGTGCTATCCATTCGCAAAACTCGACTTTGTTTCTGACCACCATGAACGCCTCCGAAGTTTTGCCCGTACCAACTGGCGGAACTGGGTCAGTCACGCGAACAGGCAGCACAACAAACGGCTTGAATAATGCGCGAATTGAAGCGGAGGCACGCATATCTGCAAACGTTTCCGCGAAAACACTATTCCGAACCTATCTTGGATCTGATAAGTGCGCGGAACTCGGATAGCCTAAGCGCCCAGACAAAAATAAACTGTATTTGTACCCACATAGAAAGGGTAGCCCATGGCCGCTGGTGATATCAAAGACGCTTTCGCAGCGTCGGCAGCATTCACGATCACGCTCGCCTCGCTTGCCAATGCCACTGCGCAGCAGTCCAGCATGATCGACAACTCGTCGAACTTGTATTCAAGTGCAAACATCTTTGTCAAGATCACGAGCGGATCAAGCGCCCCGACTGCCGGATCGGTGTACTCAGTTTATCTTCTGCGCCGCGACGATCACGCATCACCAAATATATCAGAAGACAGCGCGGGCGGATCAGATGCGGCGATCACTATCGAAAACGCGACTCCGCTTGGCGTTATTATCGTAACGGCCTCGGCCAACAAAGCATTTATCGGAGTGTTCAGCACTACAGCACTGGGACCACTTGGCAAGAGTTGGGGTATCGCAATCAAAAACAACTCTGGCCAAACGATACACGCGACGGAAGGAAACCATCTTGCAAGATGGGTTGGCGTATATAATACCGTCGCTCAATCGTAGGTACGCAGCATGCCTTGTTGTTCGCCAATCATCAGGCTCCCAAAAAATGCACAGACGCTTATTCTGTGCCCGTGTGCCCCATGCGATACAACAGATGGATTCGTTGACATAATAAACGGAAACGTTGGGCAGTTGCTTAATTGGCCTAGTGATGGTTTTATAGATAAATCATGGAACTTTAACACTACCGGGCAGGTGTGTACCCTTCCAGACGGATGCGTAGACGCACTTTCTAGTTCATCGACTTACACTATTGCCGCACTGGTCAATATAAACTCCGTAGCAACATCGCCTCAGTTCTTTTTTAACCAGGGCCGTGGTGTCACCGGAGCAACCCCCGCGTTTGGGCTTGGCGCTCAAAATACGAACGGTGGTCGTTTTACTTTGTTCGGGCGGCATAATTCCATCGATTTCACGCTAAATGGCGGAAAAATACAGTTTGGAAAATGGCAATTAGTTGTAGGTACATTAAACAACGGCGCTATGTCACTGTATGTGGACGGCGTTTTAACTGCGCAGGCGTATGGAAAAGGGCCGGCGATTTCGTTCACCAGCGTCGCCCAATTGCCATCAATTGGGGCACGAGATCAGGCAGGCAGTGCTCGCTGTGGTGGACGTATTGCCTGGGTGGCGGTCTGTAAAGATGCTCTAACGTATTCACAAATTCAAGCGCTGAGCAGACCTGGAAAACGTATTCTTGGGAATAAGTTTCCGAGCGGCGGAGGAACAACCTACAACGACACCGTTGCGGAATCGACCGCTTCCGCCGACGCAACCGCAACCGTTCTGACCGCACTATCCGCCTTCACCGAAAGCGCAACCGCAGCCGATGTCATCGACGCCGCCCTAAGTCTCCAAGCCGCGCTGGCGGAATCTGCGGCCTCTAGCGACGATCTTTCATCGACTGCCACGTTGGCGGTAGTCCTGTCAGAAATCTTATCCGCGCTTGACGCTGCTACAACAGGGTCGGTATTTTCGGATACCATCGCGGAATCCGCTGCCGCCGAAGCAACCAAGTCCGCGCTGATGGCGATGGTCGCGGCGATCACAGAATCCTCGTCTGCGGCAGACTCCCATGCGGTAGCCCTAACGGCGGTCAACGCACTCCTTGAAGCCTCGGCGGCAAGCGAGAGTCTCTCCGCGACCCAAACGCTGGCCGCTGCTTTGGCAGAATCCTTGGCCGCGATATTTGCGGTGACAACCGGCTCCATATACTCCGATACTCTCGACGAATCCGCAGCAGCCGATGCGACCAAATCTGCGTTGATGGGCATGGCCTCTGCGCTGTCTGAAGCGTCCACCGCAGCAGATGCCCACGCCACGACGCTCGCGTCAGTCAATGCCATCCTGGAATCATTGGCGGCGGGCGACGACCAGACCTCTGCGCAAACGATGGCCGCGACGTTGGCAGAATCGCTTGCGTCCCTGTTCGCTGTGACGGAAGGCAACGTTTTCGGCGAATCGCTCACGGAATCCGCTGGGCTCGCAGAGGCCCTCGCGGCTAGCATTTTGAGCAATGTTTCCTTTACGGAAAGTGCGACCACTGCGGATTCTCAATCCGTCACAGCGATCCTGGCGGATGTTATCAACGAGGCGATTTTGGCCGGTTCGTCACAGGCGGCCCAGGCAGTCTTCGCGGACGCTCTGACAGAAACGCTCTTGGCCTTGGCGGTCGAATCTGCTGCGGTTGTCGGCGAGATCATCAGTCCGGCGTCCGTGCTGACCAACCGGGTCAAGGCGGTTTTGACCGCATCACAAAAGGTCCACGATCTGCTTGGCTTGACACTCGGCGCCCTGGGCAACTCCGCACGCCCGCGAATCTTCACCGGCCAAGCACGGACATTCTTGTGCGGGCGCAACCGTGGGCGCCTCCCGTTCTTTGAGATCCATGTCTCTGGGCAGGCATTTGACCACGAGTCCTACGGTGCTGGAGCGATCACCCAGACCGCCCAGTTGACCATCCACCTCGGCGGCAAAGATCCAGGTGCGGCAGGACTACTGGCCGAGCGGGTGCTGTTGGCTTCGATGGCAGCCATTCGCAACGGCTCCGACAACCTGCTGGCCTTGGGAGACGAAACACTTGGCGACCTAGAACAAGGCCCATGGGGCCATCGCCGCACGATCACCTTTGCCGTGACGCAGACCTACGACCGCACAACTTACGAGGTTCCATAACATGGCAAAAATCTGGAATAACTTTGGTGCGCTCCCCGCCGCAGTCGTCGCGTTATACCCTGGGACTCCACCAGCGGACTACGACGAAAACGATCCCGAAGCGGTATTGGAGGACGCGCTCGCTCGTGCGTCCGACCGCATCGTCAACAACTTCCCCGAGCGGCTCTACAAAGCAATCGCCCAACCGGAAATGGTGTACGCGGTCACGAAAGCGACAAGCGGGCAACTCACTTTCTCTGTTCCTTTTGGCGCGGCACTATCCGGTACGGTCCATGTGTGGACTGGCTACCCTGCGGAACTGACGTACCCGAAACCGGTCATGGAATACGAGATGCGGACGGGTCCGTCTGGCCGCATGGAACTTCCAGTTGAAGACTGGACCATCAATTACTCGACCGGACTTGTAACGCTTGGCACCGCTCTCGAATCACAAATGCAAGCGTTGATTTCGTATGAAACCGATGTCGAAGCAGCAAACTTTGCGATTGAGTCTCTCGCACGGTTGGCAGCGAGAGGCGCCGCAGCGGAAGTAGGCGCACGCCTGTTTTCAGAAGGCCAGCAAGAGTGGCTATTGGTCACCAAATACGCGGAGGGTTTCGATGCGGACCTCAAGGCACTTCAAGAGGGTCGGCTCATTCCAGAGGAAGTCCGGCGACTCCGGTTCTGGTCGGAAGTCGCGCCAGCCGGTGGTGCGGGCGCCCAGGCCGGTAGCGTTCGGTTCGGACGGTCTCGGTGAAAATCGACAAGGCTTTTGCTGCGGAGGAGGCCAAGAGGTTGGCGAATGAGATCGCTGACATGTTGGCGAAAGTCGCGGGCGAGGTCTATGTCGAAGAAGTTGTCACGCGGCGATACACCGACCAAAAAGAAAACAAACGCTTTCCGAAGTTGGACCCAGGGTACGCCAAAGAGAAAAAGAAAGAGTATGGCGATCTGCCGATTCTTGTCCGAGAGGGAAATCTGTTCCGTGCGGTAAAACAAGGAAAAAGCAAAGTCAACCAGGGGGTCGTCACCATTACGTTTTCCCTGCCGGTCTATGCCGCCGAGCATGACGAAGGCGCGGGCAACTTGCCGCGCCGGCCCCCCGTCGAACCCAATAAATCCGATGCAAAAGCCCTAGTCGATGGAATCGTTCGCCGCCTCAAGGGCCGTAAGTAGCCTCGGTTGCGCAAACTGCAAATCTCGTATCCTGACCGTCTAACCCGCCACTCTCTAAAAACAGGAGCCCCGCCATGGCTGCCAACGCATTCCGCGCTAAAAGCGTCACGTTCAAGTCAACTGCTCTCTTGGGCATGACCGACGTATCCATCAACCAATCTGGTTCCGTTAATGACCTGCGCACAGACGCAAGCGTGGGCGTTACCGCCGTCTTCGTTGACGGCATCGCTGCCGACGTGACCGTTTCCACCACGGACCTTACGGGTGCGGGCGGGGTGAACTTCGTCATCGGCGCCACCGGCAGCCTCGTGATCGTCGCTGAAAAACGCGCCGAAGGTTCCGGTGCTGCGGTCAGCGGCAACGTCACTTATACTGCCGCCCAGGCGACCGTCAGCAGCAACTCGGCCTCTGGCGCCACGGACGGAATCGGCGGGGCGCAGATCGCTTTTCGCTGCTCGGTTCCCAGCGGTGACACCGACGCCATCGCCATTTCCTGAACCTGAGTTGGTCGCACATCACCCTGAACGAAAGGAGAACTCGTTCACATGGCTTTTTCATACTTTTTACCAGGTGCCGCAGTATCGCTAACGCAAGGCGTTTTTGACAACCCTTGTGCGGCCCCGCTGCGGACACTCGGCGACGTGACAGGATACGGCACCCTTGCCAATTCTGAGCGGGGCGTTGAAGTCACGTTGGCCGGCGCACCCCGCCCGGAGCAATCGCTTCCTTGGACTGCGATCCCTGGGCAGACGATGCTGTTCCGTTGCGACAGTGTGAAACCAACGTGGAAGGACGTTGCACGCGCAAGCATTCCGCCTGCCGTTGACGTTCGCCTGAAGTGCGGGCACACTGTCAGCGTTGCGCTGGCGTTAGAGTCCCCTCGCAAGATGCGATTCAGCGGCGGACCAAAAGCAGACGCATGGGCCTCGGAACTGCCGGAACTTGCGAATAAGATTTACTCGTTGAAAGACGGTGACGGATTGTCAATCGAATTGATGGGCGCGTTCATGTTGGCCGCACTGCAACCGTGTTACCGAATCACCGCAGAGATTTTGGACGCAATGGATATTTTGACGACTGACGACTTTTACACGATTTACTTCGCGAGCCTCGGCCAAGACCCAAAAGCCTCGACGCCAGGGCAACCTACTTAGCCCTGGCGGCTGGCGGATGCTTAGACGCTGAAATGACTCCATTCGAGGCCGATGTACTTGCGAGATTTTTGATTGCGAATGGTCGGGCTCCAGACTTGAGGACATACGCCAGGAAACGATAACATGACGCAGAACGTCGATCTTCAGGTAAAGGTCAAGTTCGTAGTGGATCCCAAGGATCTACAGGCGGCGTTGTCGGGGGGCGGATCTGGCGGGGCTGGTGGATCCCATGGCGGTACTGGAGGAAGCGCCCCTGGCGGAGTCCCGCTTGGTGGTTCGGGCGCACCACGGAGTTCCCGCCGCAGAAACGGAGCGGAGGCAAGCCCTGAAGAGTTACATGCGAAGTATTTTAGAGAAGCCCGACAGGGGATGAACCTGTACGTTCCTGCTATGCAGGCGTACCAAAGGGAATATCAGAGGCAGTTGAACAACCTGCCGTTCAGTGCAACCGCGCTGAAAAAATCAATGTTCCAGATGAAATTGGTGACGGAACAGTTGAGTCGTGCGAACCCCGAAGTTCAGAAACTATTCGCGGAGTTCACTGCTGGGTTCGCAGAGACTACGCTGAAAGACGCGCAGGCTGGCGTCGCTAGAGGACTGGAGAGAGCGCAAGCGAAAGCCGCACGGGCGGCGAAGACAAGTACCGGTCCGCAGGGTGCAGCAATGGATCCCCTAGCGGCATTGCACGCAAAGCGCCTGCTGCAACTACAGCAGTCTGTTGGCCAAATGGTGCCGCTTTTGAAAGCCGAAGCGTTGGCAAACGAACGCATGGCGCAGGGTCTTTCTGTCAGTCGTGTTGACCTATCCTCCGCACAACGGCGCTCTGCGATTATCCGAAACAGGATCGCTAAACTAGGGCCAGAGTTTCAACAACAGTTTGATGAACAATTAAAACCTTTTGTCGAAGCTGCGGTTGCTGACGCAAAAGATGCGGTATCAAAAGTGCTGTCAAAATCTGTGAAAGGGGCCGTTACATCCGCCGCGACTAAGCAGATAAAACCCAAAGTCGGCAAAGGCTACGGATCCGAAGGAATGTTCGCAGCCGGTACGTCACCGATCATGCAAGGGCTGGCGTGGCAATCATTGTTTGCGACCGGCGACATTCTCGGCCCAATGTCTTTCGCCCCGATGGCGTTGTACCAGAACTACTCCCTGAAGAGACAGCGGCGCAATCGTGGGTTCGACTTGGGCGCTGGGTCCGATCTGGCCAAAGCGGCTGGTGTTGGCGACACGGGGCAGATCGCGACCGCTGGACACGCACTCGCGGCCCTGCGGAACAACGCGGCCTTGACGCCGGAGGAACGTGAGAAGCGGATGGCCCAGGTGGACATCATGTCCGCTGGGCGCGTTCGTGGGCGTTTGGGGCGTAACATTGAGATGTTTGAGTCGGGGCAATTGGGCGGAAAAGGAATGCGGGCGTTCGGCGCCAAGGTTGGTGAACTGGGCGGCGTTAGCAGCGTGGCGCTTGGCGCCGCTGCGGGGCTGGGCGCAATCGCCATTGCAGGGTACAACGTCGAAAAGTTTCTCGCCGGCTTCGCGGTTCAACTGCAAGAGGCAACCGAATCCGCCAGAGCCGCATCCCGTTCTGCCCGCCTCGGCCTGCAAGAGAAGGCCGCAGGGGACATGCCGGCTGGGGCGAGAAAAGCCGCTCTTGAAAAATATGGAATGTTGTCCACGCCTGAACGCTTCCAGGGCTCGGCGCTGAAACTTTTGCAGCGCGGCATGTCGAAGGACCAGGTGTCAGGCTTGATTGCCAAGGCAGAGGCCGCAGAGGCGTCCGGCATCGGCGTATCCGCAGATGCGATCTTGGCCGCCGCAACTGAAGGCGGCAGGAACCTGAGTAAAACGTCCGCAGAGCAGCAATACTCTTTCGCCGGGCGGATGTTGGTCGCCAAAGGTGACATGTCACGGTTCATGCGTAAAGACTTCGCGGCGGCAGGAGG